CCCTTCATATACACCTCCCCAGTAGGGAATGCAATTTCAGTATGCACTAAATGATTGAGTTCAGATTTCCAGTACGCCTGACTTCCACTGCAAGCTGTAAAACGATATGAGATTCTAGTCAGACCCCATTGAATGATTTCAGCAGGTACAGTTTGGTCATATCCAGAAAAGTCAACACACAAGTATGTGACAGGCTTCTTTGTACCTGCAATGTCCTTTGCCAGCTGGGAGTAGTTCATGTGATAATTTCCCATTCCGATAAGAACACCCCCACCCTTCTTAGAGAAGGATGATACTAACTTTGAGTAAGGTACAGAAGTAAGCGAGCCCATTAAATGGCGTTTTAAATCTGGAACTAAAACCAACCTACCCTCCTTTTTCCCCGCTCCTTTAAAAACATCTACAATTTTCCCCCTGGCAGCGCAGAAGCACGGGGGAGTGCTATAAGGCCTACCTTCTTGTAACCCGACCATATCCCTGACAGCCTCATCTAATGCGTACGGCAGTGCGTCAACTTTTGCTCGTAAATTCTTCTTCTTCCAACGAATTCCAGCCGACGTGTTCGAGGGAACTCGGACGCGAAGAAGATTGTCAATGGTGAGCCACGAGTCAACAAGCACGGTAGGAATGTTACCCTCAATTAGGGACATCTTACTCATAATCTCACGCACGTGTGCGTTGAAGAAATTGTTGTCAAAATCGCGTGAGCCACCAAAGCGCTCTAAATGCATCGCAAGATCGCTGACACTAGGTGGCCTGAACTCTTTGGTCCAAATACCCTCTGGGGACTCCTCCCACAAAAGTGCGCAATTCTCTGCCTTAGCGTAGAAAGACTGAAACAGGGACGAAGGAATCGTCGTCGGCTCCATGTAACTGTACTTGCACGAATGATGAAACCCCAGAAGAGGTAATGAATTCACCGAACGTGCCCCCATAAATTTCCTATATTTAACATTCCAATCGTAATCCCTAACCCCAGAAGCCGAAGAGTCAGTCACACTCGTCAAATTAGAAACAACACTTACACTGTCTCCGACCTCACCAACCCTACCAATTTCCAACCCGG